CTTTACCCCACCATCCGCTTTCAATAGATTCTCTGAGAGAATTTAATTCTTCTTCACCACCCACAGGGCGAAGAACTGGTAGCATAGTTTCACGAATCTTCATTAGTTTCCTCTTCATTCTTTTCCAACCAGGCGATGCCTCGGCAATCATCACTAGTACTGACTAAATTATATCCGTACTTATGATTAAAGTCAACCATTGCCCTCCCAACTCGATCTGGATAAGTGCGAGTATCGTCAAGCAAAATTGTCTTAATTCCTAGTCTAGCGCAGTTTGCTAGATCACTGGATGCAACATCATAAGAATGTCCTCCATCAACCCAAGCAAGATCAAATTGTTCTTCACTATTATATTCCGAGAGAACTTCAACAGAATCTCCACAATGAAACTCAATGAAATCTTCACCATAATACTCATTTACCATATCAACACAAGTTTGACTGGGAGCATCAATTCCAAATGTTACGATCTTAACTTCAGGAAGAACCTTTTTAGCAAGATAGCAATATTGTGCTTTATGTGTTCCGATTTCTAAAATTCTCTTTGGTTTAACTTCCTCAAGAACTTGGACGTGGGAGAGAACCTGAACTCTCATAGAATCCAAATCTCCAGCAACATTGCCAGAATCATAATAGAAAGTTGATCCATCCAGACTAACATCTACTGCATGAAGTTTTTCGATGAACTCATAATCAAAAGATTCGACAAATTTTTCAAATAATTCTTTATTGTAAGGTAACATAATTACTAATCAGCAAACGTGAAAATTGTTAACATCAAGAACCTTTCGGTTTCTCTCCCAATCATTGCGAACCATGCCCAACCAATCTAACCATTCATAAGTAACTTTATTTTCTTTAACAAAATTAAAAAGAAGTTGCTCAGATCCAATCTCTTGATTGGTATTGGACTCGATATGATCCATAGCATAATTTGCATAATCAAGAATAACAGAAGCATTCATCGAGAAAAACATATCATTATAAAGTCCTTGTTTATGACTCTCTACAAACTTACCATTTAGAAATGCAAAGTCTGGATTTGATAGAAGTGCTTGTTTCTCTAATCTTTCTGTTCTTTCAAAAACGTAGGGGCAAGTGAAAAAACGTCTTGCCGTGATGTAAGAAATATTCTTATAATTATCTAGGTCAGTTTCATCAAGGGCAGATTTAAGCATCAAAAGCTCACCCATTCCTTTGTTCTTTGTGCCAATATTTGCTTCACTTCCAACGGCACATAATTCAGACTCTGAAAGAAGTTCTCTCAGTTCATCATTTTTAATTTGATCTGGATCATCGATTGTATTTTCACAAATAAGAAGATCAAAAGATTCGGGTAAAACTCTCTTTAATTGTTTAAGACAGATTAGGTATTCCTCTTCTCTACCATCATTTACATCTTCAGATAATTGAAGTGGACGAATAGAGCAAAAACCTAGCGCAAGATTTTTCATAGATAATTTTTCTATAGTTTAACATAATTTTAGGGAAAACACAAGTCATCAAGACCATCAACCAAAGGAATGCTAATTTCAAATCCCAATGATTTAAGTTTATCCACATTTAAAGTAAAATTTTTTGCCTGAACTCTTCTATAAAATTCAGGAGTTTCTATTGAAATTATATTACTTTGACTACCTAACATTGCTTTAGTGAGGAGAATTATTTCTCTATAAAGTTCTGGAGATCCTGCACCAATATTATAGGTCTCGTTTAAATTTCCATTATCCATAACATGTTTAATGGCACGACAAGCATCATCTACATGCATATAATCTCTGTAATATTCTCCATTATCATATAAAGTAATATCCTTATTTTCTCTAAGCAGATTTACCATATGCCCCAAAACATTCTTTTTAGATGTTTGAGTTTTATCACTGCCATAAACACTTGAACTACGAATAATACGATACTTGATATTGAAAGTTTCACAAAAAGAAACTAACAATTGCTCTGCTGTTCTTTTTGTAATTGAATAAAATCCTTTTGGGTCGCAATGATCTGTTTCTTTAGCATTTAGGATATCGGATCCATAAACAAATCCAGTACTAATATAATTGAAAGTAACATCAGTATTTCTGCAATGATCCAGAACTTCCATCAATATATTCAAATTTGTATTAATATCTAAATGCAAATTCTCAAATACATTATAATTACTAGTTGTACTTAGAAAATAAACAACATTATTGGTCTGAGGTTTTCTTTCTTCTCTTGGAATAAGGATTACTTCATCATGAAAAACTTTTTGAAAGGCACTCCCTATAAATCCAGTTCCACCATAAACTGAAATTTTACTACTCATACTTATCACACTCTTCAAAAGTTTTTCCAAGAGCATCCTTTGGAGAAATAATAGGTTTATGAGAATTCCAAGTTAAATTCAAATCAGGATCATTCCAAAGTAAAGTTCTTTCATATTCGGGATAATAATAATCAGTTGTTTTATACATTACCTCAGCATATTGACTAAGAACATAAAACCCATGAGCGAATCCTGGGGGAACCCACAATTGAATATTATTACTGGATGGCAATTGAACCATCAGAGATTTACCGAATGTTGGAGAACTTTTGCGAAGATCTACCAAAACATCAGTTACTGCTCCAGAAATGCAACGAACTAATTTTCCCTGAGGATGCTGGATTTGATAGTGCAACCCCCTAACAACATTCATACGAGATCTTGAATGATTGTCCTGAACGAAGTTTCCATCAAATCCAGTTAGATCTTTAAATTTTTTAAGGTTAAATGCTTCAACAAAAAAACCACGTTCATCATGGAAACGTTCTTCTTGAATTAGATAAACATCCTTAAGTTCAGTTTTGATTGCTTTCATACCACTTAATTGTTTTTAATAGTCCAGAATCTAATGAGTACATTGGGGACCAAAAAAGATTGTTCCTAATTTTATCTATACTAGTAGAATACCGCCTATCATGTCCTGGGCGATCCTCAATATATTCTATCATACTTTCATTCCTACCCATCATATCAAGTATCTTCTTCACAAGATCAATATTAGTAAATTCACATAACCCACCAATATTATATTTTTGTCCGTTCTTACCACACTTCCAAACTTTCACTAAGGCATTACAATGATCGTTAACGTATATCCAATCACGAACCTGAAGTCCATCTCCATATACAGGAATTTTCTTACCTGCAAGAATATTTAAAATTGTTTTTGGAATAAACTTTTCCTTATGCTGCCTAGGTCCATAATTATTAGAGCAATTTGTAATATTTACAGGTAGACCGTAAGTATTATGATATGCCATCACAAAATGATCGCTCGATGCTTTTGATGCAGAGTAAGGATTTCTTGGATCATAAATTGTTTTTTCAGTAAATGATCCCTTTACTATTGACCCATAAACCTCATCTGTAGAAATATGAATGAACTTTTCAATTTCATATTTAACAGCAAGATTTAAAAGATTAACTGTTCCAATAATATTTGAATGAATGAATTCCGAACAATCCTTAATTGAATTATCAACGTGACTTTCTGCAGCCAAGTGAAAAATTGTTTTAATTTTATGCCTGGAAAAAACATAATCACAAGCATCCTCGGATGCAATATCAACTGTATAAAAATTAACAGGATCTGGAATATTATGCCAATCTGAGGCATAGGTCAACTTATCAATACAAATAATCTCTTCATCAGTTTCTTTAACTAACTGATGAAGAAAATTACTTCCAATAAATCCAGCACCACCAGTTACTAAAATTGTCATTTTTGATTATATTTCTCTAGGAGTTCGGGAGAATATTGTAGGATATCTTTGATGTCCTTTTCTTCTCTTTTCGCTTTCTCAAGTTCATAAACTCTATTTCTAAGTTCAGTAGTTGAAAATTGATGTCTTCTCAAATGATAATAAATTTCTATATCATTATCAATGCAATATTGTTTTCCAGTAAAATCAATATCTTTATATTCTTCACTTAAAAACCTAATATCAAAAGTTTGAGTTTTGATTAGATTGAGAAGATCTGCTTCCGTATCATAAACAAGAATCTCATCCACGTATTTACATCCCTGCACTTGAGCGTATCTCTCGTAAATGGACTGCACTGGTTTATTTTTTAAACTAGGTCTATCAATTGTTGGATCAACCTGAAGTGCTACTTTTAAATAGTCGCACATTTCTTTTTCCATTTTGAGCATAGTAACATGCCCAGCATGAAAAAGATCAAAGCAACTACAGTTAAAACCGATTTTCATATAAAAAATACTTTTCTATATTATACTAAAAAAGGAGAGTTTATGCAACTCTCCCATTAGGTCTTTCATGCACGCCACCAATTTTTTATCTGGAAATTGGAAACCAGGC